AGCTGCGCCTGTAGAGTAAACCCAATGTGCGCTGGCTCATCCCTATCGTTCTTCTGTCGTTTGTTTACGGGGCAACGGTCAGGCGTGAGTGCAGCGTATCTGAGTTTGTAAACATTGCTCATTCCACCCATGACCCCAAAGAACGTTCAAGCAAAGTATGGGAGTGGTTGGAGGAGTCAGGGCCTGTATGTACCAAGGAGCAGCTAACGCTGCTCTACTCCAATCTGGGGGGCATACTGGGCAACGCCGACAGCATGAAAGTCCGCTCAAGAATTGAGCAGTTGTACGAAAGGGCAAAGTGATGGACGCAAAAGACAGATTGATTTACATGGTCACGATGATGGTGACCGCCACTCTTTGCTCCGTGGTCGTCGTGCTGATTGCTGCGCTAGTACATGGGCTGTTCGTCAAGGAAGTGGACAACACCAAGATTTTTGAAATTATCGGCCCCGCGTTCCAGACCATTGTCGGCGGCTTGATTGGGTGGTTGTCTGGCCTGAAGGTCGGTAGCCATATGGACGAAGTTAAAGCAGGAGAAACAAATGGAATGGCTTAAAACACTCGCACCCACCATTGCAACATGCTTGGCTGGGCCGCTTGCTGGTATGGGTGTAGCGGCACTTGCTAAAGCAATTGGTGTTGAACCTGAGCAAGTGCAAGACGTTATCAGCAGCGGCAAGTTGACATCCGAGCAAGTAGCCTCTATCCAGCTTGCCGAACTGGAACTGAAGAAGCAAGCTCAGTCCATGAACCTTGACTTTGCCAAGCTCACCGTGGAAGACAGGAAATCTGCGCGTGACATGCAAATTGCAACCAAGTCCATGCTTGTGCCGTCGCTGGCAATCCTCATTGTCGGCGCGTTCATCGGGGTGGTGATTGCAACGCTAGGCGGTTTTGCTGTTATCGATTCCGTACTGGCAGGCACTTTGATTGGCTACTTGTCTGCAAAAGCAGAACAGGTGGTCAACTTCTACTTTGGCTCATCTGCGGGCAGCAAGGAAAAAACCGAACTGCTTGCCAAGGCGGAGGCGATTAAATGAACGCCAACTTCGATATGTCCTTCGACCGGGTGATCCAGTCCGAGGGTGGCTACGTTTGGGACAAAGACGATGCCGGAGGTGAGACCAATCTCGGAGTCACTATCGGCGCTTGGGGCGCGTACCTTGGCCGCGCCATCCAACCGGGAGAGATGAAAGCGCTGACCAAGGATGCGGTAAAGCCGTTCTACAAGCAAATGTACTGGGACAAGGTCAAGGGCGATGACCTGCCCGCAGGCGTCGATTACGCCGTCTTTGATTTTGCGGTGAATGCGGGGGTCTCCCGAGCCGCAAAGTTCCTTCAGCGGGCTGTGGGGGCCATTGATGACGGCGTCATTGGCTCTGGGACTCTGGGCCGGGTTGCCAAGACCGACCCCACCGTGTTGCTGAAGAACTTTGCCGACCAGAAGCAACGCTTTTACAGCGGCCTTGCAACCAACAATCCGTCCCAGCAAAAGTTCCTAAAGGGCTGGTTGGCTCGGGTAGACCATGTCCAAGACGCCGCAGAATCAATGCTGGCGCAGGCATAATCGTTGATACAATAGCTACGCGGACTTGCGCATAATTTATCCGAGGCTACAACATGACAACGCCGTCTTTTGTCTTAACGTATGATAGCCTCAGTAGTAGCGTTTTGCAGTATCTTGAGCGTAAAGATGCAGCAGTTGTTGCATTCATACCGCAGGCCATTGCGTTGGCTGAGTTTGAGATTGCAGAGACCATTAAGACGTTGGGTCAAATGGTTGTTGCCAATGGCAATATGACGTCCGGCAACCCTGTCATCCAAAAACCTGCAAGATGGCGCAAGACTGTGTCTATGACACTCACTACAACAGCAGGTGAAAAGCAACCTATTTTGCTGCGTAAATTAGAATACTTAAGCCAGTACTGGCCTAACGCCACGTCAACTGGCACGCCGTTGTACTACGCCGATTACGACTACGATAATTGGTTTATTGCGCCTACTCCCTCAAGCAATTTTGCTTTTCAAACGCTTTGCTACACGCGTCTTACTCCCCTGTCGTCTGCCAATCAGACAAACTGGCTAACACAGAATGCGCCTAACGTTATGTTGTTTGGTACGCTAAAGCAAACTGCGCCATTTTTGAAAGACGACGCGCGACTTGCAGTTTGGGGTCAAATGTTTGACGCTGCATTGGCTGCCTTGAAGACTGAAGACACGTTACGTATTGGCGATCGTCAAGCCATAGTTCAGGATTCTTAATCATGACAACATACACCAACCCATTTACTGGGCAAACGATTCAGCCTTCAGATGTTAGCTACGAGTATCTTAGCCTTACAGCTGACACCACACTTGATTGGCCTATCAATGGCAATAACACTACGCCTGTCAGCAGCATTATTGAGGTCACTACTACAACGTATTCTGGCTTATCATTAACGCTGCCGGCTGCAACGCAAGTATCAACGGGCCAATCAATTCTGATTCGCAATGTTGGCTCACTGGCGTTTACAGTTAAGAACAATGGCGGAGGCACGATTGTTTCTGCTGCATCCGGCGTTGCGTACTTCATTTATCTTACTGACAATAGCACCACATCAGGTTCTTGGGCGACTGTAACTTTTGGCGCGGGTACGTCAGCTGCAAATGCAGCAACTTTAGCAGGCTACGGCCTAACAGCCATTGGCGCAACGCTCAATCAGAGCTATCAGATTGTCAATTACTACACCAACACAACATTGCCAGTTACTGTACAGGCCAAGTTTGTTGTATGGGGCGGTGGCGCAGGCACAATTACGTTGCCGTCAGCAGCCACTGCAGGCGCCAACTGGTTCTGCATGCTTCGCAATAATGGGTCAGGCATTCTAACTCTTACACCTGCAGGTACTGACACCATTGACGGTAATGCAAATCAGCAACTGCAATTGACTGAGTCCCTTGTCCTGGTCTCCAGTGGCACTGGATGGAATACCTTTGGTTATGGTAGGTCAAATTCTTTTGCATACACTCAGTTGTCCCTGGTGGTTACTGGAGGCACTACAACTCTGACGTCCGCCCAAGGCGCCAATACAATTCAAGCGTATACAGGCACTTTAACCAGCAACCAGATTATTGTGGTGCCTTCCACGGTGCAGCTTTACACAATAGCAAATAACACAACAGGGGCGTTTAGCTTTACTGTAAAAACGTCTGCAGTTGGTGGCGCAACTCTTGCTATTGGGCAAAGCACTTCGCTTGTTGTAATTTGTGACGGTACCAATGTCTACAATGCCGCTTCAGGCACAGCAAGTAGTATTACCACATTAACGTTAGGTAATGGCTCACTTGCTACGCCATCACTTAAATTTACAGGCGACATTAACTCAGGTATGTACTTAGTAGGCTCAAGCCAAGTAGGCTTTGTGATTGCCAATGCGCAAGCAGGCTACTACAATGCTGCGGGTTTGACTATGAATGGTACTGGCACATTTACTAGTGGCATTGCTGGAGGCAGCTTTTAATGGCAGCTAACGTCATTTCATTGGCTATTAAAGCTGGCATTCAGCGTGACGGTACACTGTTTGACTCGCCAATGCACGTTGACGGGCTATGGGTTAGATTTCAACGCGGTCGTGCTCGTAAAATCGGGGGCTACAACGCCATATTTTTAAACGCCAGTGAGATTAGTCGTGGCATGGTAATGCAGTCGCAAGAAGGTCTGAATTACGTGTATTCAGGCTCTGCTAATTACTTGCAGCAATGGCAAACGTCAAATACTGATGGCGTAGGCTCAGGCCCTATCAATATTAGCTTATCAAACTTTACTGCAAACGTTAATAACTTGTGGCAATTTGATGTTGGCTACAATGATGGCGCAGGCGCTTTGCAAGTTGTTGCACACCCGGGTCAAAACTTAAAGTACATTGACAACACCATCAATACGCCGGTGCTGTCTGGGACATTTCCAGGTGGGTCATTAAGCAAGGTAGGCGTCTTTTCTGTTGCAGGCACTATATCAACTGGGACAACGTTTACCATCTCTAGTTTGAATTACAACGTTGGCGCAGGCCAATCAGTCACCGGTGGGGGTGTACCTGCAAACACAACTGTGGTTACGTCTGTTGTAGGCGCCAGTACAACGGTTGTAACGCTATCTGCAAGCGGCACTAATGGCGCGCAGACACTGACTTTTGATAATAATATCTCAGTATCAGGCGGGGCATGCATGCTCTACCCGTACCTATTTGTCTATGGTAACAATGGCCTTATCCAAAATTGCAGTGCAGGTGACTTCAACAACTGGGTTGGTGCTGATGCCAACGCCAACAATGTCTCAGCAACCAAGATTGTTAAGGGCATAGCGCTCAGAGGCGGCACGACGTCCCCTGCGGGCCTCTTCTGGTCACTCGACCAGCTGACCAGGGTAACCTATGCGCCCACCACGGTAGGGACTTCTACGCTGTACTGGCGGTACGACATCATCTCAACGCAAACATCTATCATGTCGAGTCAATGCGTTATTGAGTATGATGGCATTATCTATTGGGTTGCGGTTGATCGCTTTTTGATGTACAACGGCGTGGTCCAAGAAGTTGCCAATAACACCAACATCAATTTCTTCTTTGACAACATAAACTACAGCCAACGACAAAAAGTTTGGGCTGCAAAAATACCACGTTGGGGTGAGATCTGGTGGTTTTACCCATCAGGTGATGCTATTGAATGCAACAACGCCATCATTTTCAATGTGCGTGATCAAGTCTGGTACGACGCAGGATTTGCCCCCGGGGCAGCTCGATCTGCTGGTGTGTTTTCAGAAGTGTTCCACTATCCTATTTGGGGTGGCAATGTTGCAAACACTGAAAGCAAGTATACATTGTGGCAGCATGAAACTGGCGCAAATCAAGTGTACCTAACCAATGTTGATGCTGTGCAATCCTTCTTTGAGACTAACAATATTGGGTGGGTAACTGGTGGGCCTGGGCAAGATCAAGTGCAAGGCGCAAATCGCTGGATGCGCATTGAGCGTATGGAGCCTGACTTTGTCCAGTCAGGTGATATGAGTTTAGTGGTTACAGGTAAGGGCTACGCTGATGATGTAGACGTTGACTCTGACCCCTATGTCTTCTCGCCTACTACGCTTAAAGTTGACATGCGTGAGCAGCGCCGTGAAATGCGCTTACGATTTGAGTCAAATACTTTCAATGGGAACTACGAAACAGGTAAAATACTCCTGAGTGTTAATGTTGGCGATGAACGCAGCACAGGAAACCCGTAATGACTACATATGACCCGCGCGGGCTTACATGGGATAGATGGTGCGCCCTCATGAATGAGCTGTTTGCTGCGCAGCAATTAGGCATGGTGCCTGAAGATCACTGGCGAGATTGGGCCAATGGTGTACAGGGCATTGGCTATTTTGCAAACTCAGGCGTGCCTGATCAGACTGGCTTTAAGACATGGCAAGATTGGGCCAAGTCATTGGTTGGCATTATGTCAGTAGGGGCACCATAAAATGGCAGGAATAAAAGAACTGTTTGACATCATTGAAGCTGATTACGACAAGCATCATGCAGGTCGTGAGTACACTTTGGATGATGCTAAAAACACGTTTCTACAGTATGTTGCGCAAGGCCGTATTTACTACTACGTAGGCAAAACCATTTTTCTTGTGGATGAGCATACTGATAAACCTGACACCATGGAGTTTCACGCCATCAATGCAGGTGGACTAAAAGATTTAGTGGATGGCATTGAGTCCATGCTAAAGCAAGCAAAAAGGCGATTTGTTGATGCTGTGACGTATTATGATGACCCTTCTTTGAACAGTTTAGGTAAGTTTTTCAAATACCCAACCACAGTTGCAAAAGTGAATGAGGGTGTGGATCGCACGTACTCTGCAACATTTCATTTAAGGGGCTAACCATGGGATGGGTAAGTCAAGCAATTGAGAAAGTTGTTAACACGCCAGCGCCTGCACCAGCACCGGTT